AATATTAAACAGGTGGTAGCCCCAATTCCTTTCGAATTATAAATATTTAAATTTATAGCAGGGTATTTATTTGGATTAAAAGAATATCTCTTTATATAAGATAAACTCTTTTCATCAAAAAATTTACACAAACTCGACTGTTTTATATTTTTATCTATTCTAAAATCGGAATTAATCATACATATTTTAACGTTAGAAATATATGCTTCGCCTTCAAATGCTTGTAGGGTGGATAACCGTTTATATATTTTTCTAAAGCCATAAGCCATCGAACATACGTTTAAAACACCTGCCATCTGCATTTTACCATTTGCGAATATTTTTACAGATATTTTGGTCTTACTCTGATATTTCACACCTACATAACAATGTATACAGTTGTAAAATTTTTTTTTAGTTAAATTACAACCGTAAAAATCTGTATATTTTTTAACGTCTATTCTACTGTTGAAATTACATACAGCTGTAATTGTAGATATCGACCAAGGTTTTACTAATGAGAATTTCGGAGATTCAGAGGTTTCCGCGAAACTACGACACGTTTTATCGAATATTGAGAAACTTTCGTTACAAATACATTCTGTAAATTTACATTTAGGATCACAAATTTTACAATTTGCCATTATTCACACTCTTTATATCCCGGTGTCCTTTATATTGAAATTTTTAGCAATAATTTTTTTCTACAAAATTTATATATTCTAATAATGTATTGTTTTTAATAGATTCTTTACACGAGTTTAAAACTATTATAAATTCTTCTTTAGGATATCTTTTAATAAGATAATTTATATAATATATAAATCTTGGTAATACATTTTCATAAATTAAACTCAAACTTGAAGTATCTATATATTCGAGCTCTTTAATTATATCATAAAGACAGTACGCTATGATATTAAATTCAGCATTTTTAATCATACCTCTGGATATAAGGGTTTTATTTGTACATTTTCCATAGTAATAATTGATCAATGAATTTATTTCAACTATTTTTTTATCTGATATTACTTTTCTAGTACACGGATCTCTGAAATCCCCTGTCTTTTCAAAATATGAAACTATAGTTTTAAAATCGTAGTAAAAAAAATTATTATTAATTTTAAATGAAACGAATGGGTATATTAAAATTTCGCTACATATAGGACATTCTAAATTCAAAATAAGTTTATTTCTAAATTTTCTTTGTATTATTTTAATCGCGTTATAATTGTTTAACAAACTCAATAAATTTTTTTTATTGATTGTTGATATATATCTAATATTATATATTTTAGCTATTCTACGAAGTATTTTTAAAGTGAATATTTTAGAAAATTTTATTAGAAACATATAACTTTAATTTTATATAAATCAAAGTTATTAATTACTAAAATTAAACCGTTTAAAAAAAAAATATATTAATAAATTATTGAAATAAATGACATCGTTCAAAATTTCAAAAAAACCGATTCATACCGATTCTAGAACTTCTATTTTAGAAAAGCATGAAAAAAAAATAGTTGAAATTGAATCTAAAAAGGAAAAAATAAAAACCTACAAAGAAGAAATTGATGCCCTAAAACTATGTGTTACACCTTTAAATTTAGAAAAAATAAAACTTTTGGATGAAAAGATTAAAAAAATAGAGTCAAACGACGAACTAGCTGAATATTTATTTAAAGCACTAGATTTTATTAAAGATTTAGATAGTTCTGAACAGCAATTAACAGAAAATGAATGTTCAGGAGATATTTCTAAATATATACAATTAAACTCTAAAAACAATAAAGAATTATTATACAAAAATTATATACTCAAGTGTTTTCCAGAAGAAAGTTCTGGATATGTTAATGGGACGTATTATAATTATAGATGTATAGAATGCGGAGATAAATTAATAAATGATCAATCTGTCGGGGTAAATGTTTGTTATACATGTGGGTCTATAGAGAATTTTAACATATCGGATAGTCGAGAATGGAATCATTCTGAAACACATGAGTATAATAAACCGTATTGTTACAAACGAACTAATCATTTTAAAGAATGGATATCTCAAACTCAAGGACGCGAAGGTGTAAGTATTCCAGAAGAAATAATAAATAGTGTTATTTTAGAAATTAAAAAAGAAAGAATTACAGACAAAAATAAAATAACATACGATAAAGTCAAGGAATTTTTAAAAAAACTAAAGTTCAATAAATATTACGAACATATTCCAAATATAATTACACGAATAACTGGAGAAAAAAGAATTATTATAAATCAAGACTTAGAAACTAAACTTTTGAAAATGTTTAACGAAATTCAAGACCCGTTTAAGAAGCACTGCCCAGCGACTAGAAAAAATTTTTTGAGTTATTCGTATACACTTTATAAATTTTTTCAACTTTTAGAAAAGAACGAATATCTCAAATATTTTCCTCTTTTGAAGAGTCGCGACAAGATGTACGACCAAGATGAAATATGGAAAAATATATGTAAAGAATTAAATTGGAAATTTATTAGTTCTATATAATTAAATAAGTCATTTGTGATACAAAAATTACAAAAAATATAAAACCAGATACAGACAAAATTGATAAAAGGAGATAATATAAATATTTAGTAATTTCAGATATCATTTGAGATAACTAAATATTTATTTTACACATTTATTTACATTTACATTTACACATTTATTTACATTTACATTTACACATTTATTTACATTTACACATTTATTTACATTTACACATTTATTTACATTTACACATTTATTTACATTTACATTTATTTAATACATGGCTAATGTAGCAGCGCCGCCTTTATAAAGAACCGTAGTTTCACCTACACAAGTTACGGTAATACCAAAAGTAGTAAGCGATTGGGTTCTCCCAGTTGGCAATGTAGGCCTTGCACTAAATTTAAGTATTAATCTAATGCTATCAAATCTATTTAATGGTACAGAAGAACCAGAGAATGCAGTAGAGGCTAACGGAAAAACCAAGGGAGCTCTTTCGAAACGGCCCAAATTTTCCATGTATTTACCTCTCTGAACATGAGGATTTACTAGAGTTCTTCCCGAATAAAGATGTAGACTTTCTGCCATATCATTCCTTAGCAAAAGCGCAGGAATACTTCCGGAAAACGACGAAGAATTTAATTTAAGTTCTGCTGAGATAATATTCGCACCTACAAAATCTCCGCTAATTATTAGATGCGATGCATATAGTGAAAACGAGTCTAGGTCTATAGTTTTTTCATCACTTGTCGGTAATTCTGCCTTTATAGACTGGCTCATTTTAATTCTATATGGTAGACCATTAGGTACGGATCTAATTTGGTCTCTTTCTTCTTTACATAGCATAATCTGCTTTCCAAATAATCTTGCGCGTCCAATCGTTAATGCCGCTACATGTACTAGCGCAGCGACGGTGGCCTCTGCCGCATCGTTTTGGTGTCCTATAACTAGGCGTTTAAATGGGTAATAGTCGTAGGCATCGGCGTCTGCGGCAACGTTGACATCCGTAGGTATAGGCAAATCGAAAATGACACCACTAGCGTCTAGTACAGCAGTTGAAAGGGTAGTAGTATTAGTAGTGGGTATTGGATATATGTCTTTATTCTGCGCCGCTGTCACCGCCGTAACTTTGAATTTTCCAGTAGCCGAACCCGATGTAAACGTTACCTTGATTTTAACAGACTGTTGCGGAGCAGCGGCCATCATGTAGCCATTTTCAGTAATATTGTAAAATTTTCTAAGTGGAGCAGATAAATCAGCTGACATCGCAGGTAGCCACAATACACATTTTACTTCCTCGGCTGGAGAAGTACCTGTGCTGCCAGTTTTTTTGGTTTGTGTGAGTGAACTAGCATCCGCGGGGAAGACCTTGTTATCTTGGTCTCCTACAATCCATCTTTCACATGCAATTTGTTTACTTAATATGTCCGAACAACTTTCGGCTTTGGTTGTTTGAGTTATAACTTTAATATCATTCCCGGTTAGTGTGTGCCAAATTTGAGTACCTATCATAAATTCAACGCGATCAATTAATTTGTATTGAAAATTATGATCTAATTCAAAATCCATAAGGACTCGTTGTTCTGCTGATGCGGTACCAGAAGTTAAAGTAACGTTAAGAGTCAAATCTAAGAATAAATCTCCTAATACGTCTACGTCGTTATTAACTGTATAAATTCTAGAAGAACCGAACGCATTGCTCGTTCCAGAAGAACCTGAACTTACAATTTCTGTAATGCTGGATCCATGTAAAAGCTGTCTTGTAGTATCGTGCTTTGTCCAAAAAACAGACATAATATCTCCTGTATCGTTGATCTTATTAGTTACAGCAAGGCCCTGAGTTCCGGCACCGTTATAAGCAGCGTGGGCAGCGACGGCACCAGACATATTATATTATTTAATAATATAAAAGAAAATAATTTTAAATTAAATACGTATTAATTAATTTAAAATTA